TGGATTATCTACGGCGGCAGCGGGCAGGGCAAGACGCGCTTCACGGTGCAGTTGGTGAAATACCTGATGTCGTTCCCGGGCAGCCGCATCGCCTACAACGGACTGGAAGAGGGGTTAAGCCAGACTTTTGTACGCGCCATCGTCGATACGGGGCTGCTCAGTGAGAAGACGAACCGTTTTCAGTTCTGGGACGGCTACGACCTCGACACAATGAAGACCCTGCTCCGGCGCAAACGCGGGGCGAACATCGTCATCATCGACAGTCTGCAGTACCTCGGTATCACCTACGACGAATACAAAGACCTCGTGGCATGCTTCCCGCGCCGTCTGTTCATCTGGATCAGCCACGAGAGCGGCAGCCTCCCCGACGGACTGACTGCCAAGAAAGTGATGTACAACAGCAACATCAAAATCCGTGTCCGCAACTACTACGCATACATCACCAGCCGCTACTGCGGAAACGAAATCTACGACATCTGGCCCGAACACCACTTGCAATAAGTATTTTAACATTTCAACCTGCGTTTTCCGTCGCTTTTCCGCCGAAGGAACTCCGAAAGAACTCCGAAGGAACTCCGCACAAACGCAACAAGCAAATTTCAACCATTATGGAACCTCTCAAAGACACCTGCTGGAAACAAGCCAACCGCCACTTCTACGCGCTGGCGCGGCAGTGCAACATGAGCCGCGAGGACATTGCCGCCACCATCTCCGGCAACTACCCGCCGCGGGTCAGCACCTCCGAACTCACCGCTGCCGAACTGCACTCCCTTTGCCTTGCTATGCAACGCCGTGCCGTCAGTCCGGAGGAGCAACGCAAAGACCTTTGGCGCAAGCGTCTCATCGCCGCCGTCCGCCACTATCTGGAACTCATGGGCTACCAAACCGACATCACCTATGTCCGCAGTGTCATAGAACGGGACGGAACAGCCCTCAACGACCTCTCCCTTGACCGCCTGCGCAGCCTGTACAATGCGTTCACCAAGAGGGCAAAGGATATGGGAAGACCTCCCCTAACCCCTCCTTCTGAGGAGGGGAAAGCAGAGCACCCTTTGAGTTTTATCACTGCCGAAGCCTGACAACGGCTTACACAAAGTAACTTACACAACGTAACCTACACAAAGTAACCTACACAAAGTAACCTACACAACGTAATCAACTTATAAACTAACAAAACAATGGAACCCAAACAAACCACCGTGAGCCTTACTCCCGAAGAACTGGAGTTGCTCAACCAAGCCCGCGCCGCCAAAGCCAAAGCCGACGCACAAGCACGACGCGAACAGGAACTCGCCACCTACAAAGCCCTCGTGGACGACGCTATCCGCGAGACCGTGCCCGAGGCATGCGCCATCAGCGAGACACTCGCCACCAAGAAACGCGCCATCATCGACCGCTTCCATGCCGTCATACGCATGAAAGAGGAACTCTTCCGCGGCACCAAAGCCCTGCGCGACGGACGCTACACCGACACCTTCACCAACGCCGAAGGCACTGCCCGCGTCACAGTAGGCTACAACACCATCGACAACTACGACGACACCTACACCGCCGGCGTCGAGATGGTCAACCGCTACATCGAGAGCCTTGCCACCGACGACAAGAGCCTGCAACTCGCCAACATGGTCACCACCCTCCTGCGCGAGCGCAGCAAAGCCGGACAACTCAAGGCGCAGAACGTCCTCCGACTCGAACAGATGGCTGGCGAGAGCGGCGACGACACCTTTATCGAGGGCATGCGTATCATCCGCGAAGCCTACCACCCCATCCAGAGCAAACAGTTCGTCAAGGTCGAACTCAAAGACCCCGTCTCCAACGAGTGGGTACCCGTCTCCATGAACATGACCAACTGTTAAGGCTGCGCGTTGATGGCTTCGCGTAAATGACTTCGTGTTGCCGGTTCGCTGTCGCAAACGTTGTTGGCGTTGCGTTACGCATATCAACGCAAGCAGAGCGAACCGCCGGCACGAACTGCCACGGAAATGAAAAACGCCCGCAAGATTGCAGTCTTGCAGGCGGTCAGACGGAAAATACATTCCGACAAAAGGTTACGTATCTTTTGCAAAATTAGTGTTTTTTTTCGGAATGTACAAATCAACGGTCAAAAAAGCGCAAATTGTACGTGGTATTCTGTCGGAATACTACGAAGAAGGTCGGCAGGACCGATGCAAAATGTGGGTGTACCGCAACAAAGTGGCACCCGCATTAGGCATCAGCGAGCGGACCTTCTTCCGTTATCTGAACACTCCCGAAAACACCGACCAAGGCACGCAACTCACGCTGAAATTAGAGTTTAGGGATTAGAGATTAGGGATTAGAGGTTAGAGATTAGAGGTTAGAGATTAGAAGAAAGGCAGAGTCCTCATCGGGTTCTGCCTTTCTTTGTTTCTATCAGGGGCTGTGCTTTCCGCTTTTCCCGCGGCACGACCAGTTCTTCCCATGCGGTGGAGAAGCGCAGCACCCGCACACGCAGTCCGATGTCGTTCCTGTTCTCGTTGCCGGAACTCATACGTATCAGCGGTTCCGCCCACTCGTTGCCGTCCCCGTCGGCGGGTGCCCACCCGTGGAGTGCTTCCACCAAGGAGCGTTCCGTTGTCAGGTCGCTCATGGCTTCCATACGTGCCGTTTGCGGGGCTGTCTGGCACGCGGAGGCATAACTCGCCACATAGAGCCTTACGCTCAGCGTAGCGCGTGCCATTTGGCTTCCGCCGCCCATCTCCTCGTATTCCACGTCTTCCACGTCCACCAGTACGGTGGGGCTGCTCACTCCGGGGCGCAGTTCGTAGGCATCCTGCCCCATATAGCGGTCAATCATACGGATGCCGTCTATTCCGGCTATCCGGTCTTCTACGGCGCACAACATCTGCGCCAAAGGGTTTGTCAGTTCCATATACGTTGTTTGTATAGAGTTCTTATAGTGTTCCTATAGCGGAAACAGGTGTTTAATCGCTGCTTAACCATTGTTTAACTGTTGACAATCTTGCGCACCTCCGAGTCTATCATCTTCCGTACTTTGGTCTCCAACTGTTTCGACTGCCCCATAAACTGCCGTTTGGGGATGCGCACACGGTGGTTCCTGCCCGCGCGGTTGGTACCCTCGTTGTGCGCAGCGGCATACGGCACATCGGTATAGACCGTCGCCACTCCTGGCGCAACCTTTTTCTTTATGGACTTGTACAGGTTGTTTCTGCGCGAGAGCAGCGTCTTGTAGGCGTTGTCGGGGTTCTTCGGGTTGCTCTTGCGCTTGGCGGGTTTCCACGGTTGCAGCGACGAGTCCACAAACCCCTCCTGACGGAAGTTGTCGAGGAAATGCTGCATGGCTATGGTACCCGCCTTGACGGGCAGCGTGCGGGTGATGAGTCTGCCCAACGCCTCCTTGTTCCGGCGCAGTTGCAGTTCAAATTGTGACGGGGTCATTTTTGCGCATAAATTTTGATATATCAGATAATTGTCGTATCTTTGCAGGTGAAAAGAGTGAATGACTTGAGTGTTTTTGGGGTTGCGTACCCGCAGGGCTCAATGATTTCACTCTTTTCTGCGTATAAAGTAGGGTATTTCAAAGCCTTTTTGCCGCACCTCTGTTTTCAATAAGTACACACCATTTGAGGTTTTCAATTCGTACACATTATAGTGCATAACGCCACGTGCTTTTTTCTTTGCAACATTGGCTATATCACGAGGATTCGACATATCTTTGCCCTCTCCGAGTGGGCTGATACGCACAAATTTTGCTTTGGAAGGCTTCTTATAAAATGAAGTAAGGGCTTCAACCTCACCCGCATTGATTTCGTGGTAGTACAGCGATTTGAAAGTCTTTTTGCTGTCAAGCATTTTGCCTGTTCGCATAGCCTTTACCGCAATCAATTTATTCGGACGTTTCTCTGCCATTTCACGTGCACGCACTATAGACATTATGGCTGCCTTATCTCCCGAAACCTGCTGTGCTTCGGCTTTGCGTTTGGCGGTTGCAATGCGTTTGTCGCACGCCCTGCAACTGTTGCAATCCCTCTTTCCTGCCAGGTTGCTCACCAATGCCGCCAGTTTGTTGCCGGCAAAGGGACATGCGGTGCAGTCTTTCGGGAAATACGGGTGTTTGCGGCTGAATATCTGTCCGTCGGCGGGGTTGTTCTCCAATCCGGGTTGCGCGTCTTGCTTGTCATCAGCGCGGGGCACCGGTGTCTCGTCGCGCTCGGTCTGCCGCAATTCGCACTTGCAGTTCCAGCGGTCGCCGGGCTTGTGTTCGTCCCAGAACGGGTCATTCACGGGGCGCACGGTTCCCCAATAGACTATATGGTCGGCAGCCGGGTTGGGCGAGGTGGAGGGTATCCATTCGAGGTTCGGATAGACATCGGCTTCGGCGCGGAACTCTTTCCACTCGGCAGCGTTCTGCGCCCGCAGTACGGCGGTGTCGTACTCGGTCTGCAACCATGCACGGTTGCGGTGCTCGATGTAGGGCGACACGTCTTTCACAAACTGCCGGAACGGCTTCAACTGCCCGTCGGCATCCACCATCTGTGCGGCGATGTCCTGCTGCATACGGTGCACCCG